AGGATGGTCGTGGCGTACATGTCGGTTGTTCCTGTGTCGGACGAGTGAGCGGAGGCGGAAAATGCGAAAGGCCGCCGGGATCCTGCGATCCCGACGGCCTCGGTGGCTGCTGGCGACGTGCGTTACGTCGCTGGCTTCCCGAGGCGTCGGGCGGGGCGCTTGATGGAGGTGTCGTTCATGAGCCGGGTGAAATCGGAGCCCATGCCACCAGCCATGCGAGCACGCCACTGGGCGCGTGCTCGCGGTGTGGTTAGAAGCCATGTGCTGGACGAACTCTAACGGAATGGATGGATTTCTTCCTACGGGTGTTGTGCAGACCTTCAAGCACGACCGCCAGCCGAACAAGGTAGCGAGTGCTATGGCGCAACCGGTGCGACGGCCGGATGGAACCATGGGTCCAGGGCTGTTCGTGTCTGTGGACGGCGGCTATCGCGTCCACGACTACGGCGTCCACAACGATCGGGAGAAGTTCGAGCAGACCTCGGAGCGGCGGTCGGCGGCCGGTCGTGTCGGCGGCAAGAAGTCAGGCGAAGCAAGACGGCAAGCAAGATTGAAGCAATTGCTTCAGCAAGAGATAAGCAATTGCTTAAGCAATGAGCAAGCAAACACGAACCCCGTTCCCGTAACCGTTCCCGAAGAGCTAACACCCCCCAACCCCCCTCAAGGGGGGCGAGTTGTGGTGGATGGCTTCGGTCCGAGGCGAAGGCATTCGCTCGACGAATCGCCGGACTATTCGCAAGACCCAAAGCATTCGGAACGCGCTGAGCGATTCATGGGCCTGTTTTCGACGTTGCACCTTGAGCTGAGGCGGGCCAGCTATGTGGACAATTACGAGCGGGATAGGCCACACGCGTTGCGGATGGTATCCACCTACGGCGACCGCGAACTTGAAGCCGTCACGCGTGTCTATATGCGGGCGAAGGGCGACCATTTCGACGGGAAGCCACGCACGATTGGGCGTCTCGCCGAGGCGGCCTCAATGATCGAGGAACAGATGCGACGGGAGGGGCAGTGGCCGACAGCAGCCTGAACGACGAAGTCGTCCGACTCGAGCGCCAGGTATTAGGCACTGTGCTGCTCTTCAAGGTCGCAGCGCGCTTCCGCGATGCCGGGTTACGCGAGGAGTTCTTTTACCGCGCAGCGCACAGGGTCATCTGGAAAGCGTGCGAGGAAATCCTGGACGCTGGTGCCGATCCAGACCACGTCATGGTGCGGGCGCATCTCGCCGCCGCTGGACAGCTGGAACAGGTCGGCAAGGTCTACCTGGGGCAATTGGATGCCGAGGTTTCAGGGCGGCCGAACGAGACGCAAGTGCTGTGGTTCGTCGCCAAGCTCACCGAGTTCTGGAGCGACCGCTGCCTGACTGCCGCAGAGCAGCGTTTCCGCGACGCCCATCAGCACAATCCAGACGCGGTCGTCGACGGGACGCTCGACGCCTTCATCGAGGAGTTGGATTCGCTACGGCTGAGCCACGCACCAACGGCGCCGTGGCTCGATCCGGCGGCACAGTGGAAGGCGTTGACCGACGACGCGGCGCGCCGGCGGGAAGGGTCCGTGCTATTGGGGCTGGGCGCGATCGACGAGCAGTTGGAAGGCGTCTGCGCTGGCGAAGTCTGCGGTCTCATGGCTCGTCCTGGGATCGGCAAAACCGTACTGCTTTGCCATCAGGCCCGTGTGGCGGCCATGTGCGAGCAACCGCACGTGTTCTTCTCGCTGGAAATGCCAGCGGCACAGATCGCGATGCGGTTGGTGCAAGCGGAATACGCCCTCTCGCGTCGACAGGTTTTCGAACGGCTGGAGGTTGGGGCCTTAAATCCATCGCACTACGCCGAGAAGTTCAGGCGGTTCCGCATCGTCGATAAACCCGGACTGTCGGTTGAGCAGATGTCGCAACGGCTGCGGCGGATCCAGCAGCGCGAGTTTCCTGATCAGCCTATTCGCGTCGTGACGATCGACCATACGGGGCTGATAGGCGGCGATGAACGACTCAGCACCTACGACCGCGTGAGCCGGCAGCTCCGCAGCATCAAGGACTTAGCGAAGGACCACAAGGTCGCGGTGATCCTCGCCGTGCAGGTCAATCGCGATAAGGGTGGCGACGGGTCCCAACAGCTCGATCTCGGCTCCGCTCGAGATTCCGGCGTGGTGGAAGAAGCGCTGGACTATTTGATCGGATGGAGACGCTTCGACCGTAGCAAGACGCTGCCGGAAGATGTGCGGAAGAGGTACCGGGATGTGCTCTTCGGCCTGGTCGTGAAATCTCGCCACATGTCGCCGCCGGATGATGAATTCGCGTTCCGGTTCGATCACACCCTGAATCTGGAACCTGCGCCTGGGTTCGGTGTGCCTGAAGCCGTTGCCGAAGAACGCGTGGCCAACTTCGGGAGTCGCCGACGATGAGATCTGATCCCATCCGCTCCATTTCCTCGAAGCATGAACCGATCACGTCGGCGAACGCCCGTACGTATCTGGCGATCGATACCGGCTGGCTGAAGTCGATCCGTCGTGAGTCGAAGCTCGGTGCCCAGGTCTCGCCCTGGTTGCTGGCGACAGTGTCCATGCGGATTGCGTTAGCGGAAGCGATTCTGTCGGCTGAGAACCCAGGGAAGGATGATCCACCGGATCTGTTGACGGATAGAAAGGCGGCGGCATGAGCAGGATCAGCTATTCCGAGGAAGAAGATTACCCGGGACAGTTCAACCTGTGGCAAGCGAACTGTCAACGTTCCATCGCCGGCAAGCAGGGACAAGCCGTATTGCGAGAACTAGAAGCGGCTCTCGTCGCTCTCCCGAATAGGCGTCTACAAAGCCATATTGTGGCCTGCGATGGTGACGTGTGCGCGGTCGGCGCGTTCCTTCTGATGCGGAAAGCCAAGGAAGTCGGCAGCGTCGACGAAGCCCAACGTCAGCTCGAAGCGGAGATGGGCTCCGAAGAGGACCAATGTGATATCGAAACTGACGAACTCGGCATCGAGGCCGGCATGCCTCGGTTGGTCGCGTGGAAGCTCGTCGAGTTGAATGACATCCATTTCGACTACAAGTGGGACGCACAGGCAAACAAGTGTGTCGAGATCACGCCAGAGGAACGCTACGACCGAATCCTAGCCTGGGTACGTTCCAAGTTGAAATCGGAGGCCGCATGACTCGTCAACATCGTCTCCTCGTCGCAGAAGCCAAACGCAGCTTCACCAAGGCTGCTGCGAAACTCAAGCCCTTGATCCGACAGATCGAGATCGATGAGCCCGTGGACTGGGAGGACTTCGAACTGGTGATCAGAGAGACCGAGATCGCAGCACATCACTTAGCAGTGGTGGAAGAGCAGGCGAGAAAGGCTGTGGCCGCATGAACGTGGACATGGGACGGTTGAACGGCCACATCGAAGAAGTCGATCGCATGGTCCAGGCTCGCGGCATGTTGATGGGCGATTGCCTGTGCATCTTCACCGCGCTCTTGATTCAGACGATCGAAGCCGCGGAAAAGGACATCCGGCATCACGTGATGGTCGATGTGACCAGGGCGGTCATCACCGGCGACATCACCGCGGTCATCAACGGGTATGCGCCGCGTGGAAATAGATCTAACCAGAGCGCTGGGGAGATGGAGGAGACAGCCTAATGCCTCGTCATCCCTCGAAAACTATGCCCCGCATGACTTATGCGAACCAGAAGCCGCAGCCGAAAGCCGGCTCCTGGTGGCTGGGCCTTGACCGCGAATCGTTGAATGAGGCGATCGAACGTGAAGCCGATCGGATGCGTGCCTCTCGCGATGGACAACAGTCTCTAGGGAAAGCACCGTTAGGGGTGGGGAATGGGGACTAGATGAACATCGCATTCTCCATGACGATCCAGCAGTTTAAGGCGCGGACGAAGACGGTGACCCGTCGTGCCGGGAATAGCTGGCGTCGTCTGAAGTCTGGCAAGGTCCTGAACGGCATCGAGAAGGGGCAGGGCCTGAAGCAGGGCGAGCACGTCGTCCCCCTCGGCCCGATCCGTGTGCTGGACGTCCGGCTAGAGCCGCTACGCCGCATGACCGACGACCCGGAGTATGGCCGCCAAGAATGCATCAAGGAAGGCTTTCCTGACCTAACGCCCGAACAGTTCGTCGCTATGTTCTGTCAATCGCATCGCATCGTCGAAACCGATCCGAACATGCAGGGATTCCGAATCACGCGTCCATACCGGCCCGAAGATGAAGTGGCGCGGATCGAATACGAGTATCTAGACGAGGTTGGCTAGATGGCATCCTGGCGTCCACCGAAGCATCTCCAAGCCGCGATCGCCGAACGGAACGGTATGAGCGAAGCCGAGGTGTCGGCAGTCGTCTCAGGGCCAGCCAAGCGCAACAAGTACGGGAATCGCCGAGTTCAGCATGAGGGCCGCACGTTCGACTCGATGCGTGAACTGAAGCGCTATCTGGATCTCGCGATCCTGCAAGCCGCGGGGGAGATCGCGGATCTCCAATGTCAGCCACGCTATGACTTGCATGTGGTCGGAGGCGCCAAAGCGGGACACGTGACGCTTGATTTCCGCTATCGCGTGGTGAAAACCGGAGAGGTTGTCTGCGAAGACGTCAAGAGCCCCTATACCCGCACCACAGCCTACATGATGCGGAAACGGTGGTTGTTGGCGGAACACGGCGTGCGAATTCGCGAAATCTACTGAGGGGACCGTCATGACCGGCTACCACATCTCGATCGGCTACAACAGCACGCTGACCCACATCGAGCGAGCCGGGATGACGTGGGAAGCACTGAAGGAAGTCGTCGCTGAACTGCGGTCGCAGCCCAACCTGATCGTCGGTGAAGTGCAGCGAGAGCGATCGAACCTTGCGGAGCCGCACATCCTGCTCGACTATGCCGCAGCGTATCAGGACGGCATTGACAAGACGCTGAACATCATCGAAGCGACGGACGATCGGCCAGCCGAGATCATGCAGCTCGCCAGTGGTAGCGGAGACGGGCGGGACATCAAAGAGGCGATGCGACGCGCATTCTGTCGGCTGGTGATCTTCGAGATGCACAAGCGCGGCATCGAAGTGAACCTTATCGTCGCCTAGGAGTTGTGATGAATCAACAGATCCTCGATGCCCTGATCTTCTACGCCGATCCCAAGTCCTACTCCTCAGGCCATAACGGACCAGACGTCATGAGAGATCTCGGGGTGAAGGCGAAGGAAGCGCTGGAGTCCGCCGAACAGGGATGGCGCCCAATCGATACGGCTCCAACGGACGGCACCGAGGTGTTGATCCTGTCGCCGTCGCTCGGTCTCGTGCTGTGCAGATACAGCGCATGTGATGAGGCTAGCCGAGATGATGGCTTTCCGTCGTCATGGGTGACAACGTGGAGCGGTGAACGACTCGCACGGAATCCGTCGCACTGGATGCCGGTGCCTCCAAAGCCAGCGAAGGAGCAGCCGTAAATGGCCGATCAGGATCTCCAGGGACTGGTGCAGCGACTTCGATCCAGAGCGGAATTCGAAGCGCCTGGACCCGCGCTTAATATTGAGAACACGGATTGTGTCCCTGATGTTTCATGGCCAGAGATGGCCGAGATCGTGACGCTGATGTCGGATGCCGCCGACGCCTTGGAGCGCCTCAGCAAGCGGGGGACGTGCGACTCGTGTCGGTTCTCGAAGCGCGCAATCAACCCGATGACAGGTTCGGCCGTCGTGTCATGTGTGAACGTGCGTGTGCCGCGAGGGGTGCGCGGAAGTCTATTGGCCGCTGAAGCTGCGCACTGGGGCTGTATCTTCCACGAACCCCAGCCCACCGCGACCGAGGAGGCTTCGAAGTGAACGCTCGACACAAGTTCCGGAAAGGCGTCCATGTCCGGATGACGGAGGAATGCGCGGCTATCGTCGGCAAGCGTTCCACGACGCCTCGGACCGGTGTGGTCGTCGGCTATGGCCGGCTCCCAGATTCGCATCTCGTGAGGGTGCTGCGCGATGGTCTCAGAACGCCTGAATCATGGGACTGCGAGTACTGGGAAGTGGAGGAGGGGAAGTAGCGATGCCTTCCATCTGCCCGAAGGACTTCAAATCGTGCCCTGATGATCTATGCCGAGGCTCTGGCACCTGCATGCGAACGGGGTCTGAGCTGCTGGAGCTATGCGCGGTCTGCCATCACGTCTATTCGCCAGAGTACGACATCGATTGCGCGTGCGAGCCGGATGATGAGTACCGCGAAGACGATCCGTTCGAAGACGAGAAAGCCGGTACCCAATGACCGATCAGCGATTGACGCCGCAGGAGGAGCAGGAGCTGAGGCAGCGATGGGATGCGTCGTTGCCGCAGACGCTTCCATATCCGACGCCGACCGCCATTGCGCGGCAGGCTCAGGAGGACGTACCGAAGCTCCTCGCCGAGATCGATCGGCTCCGGGGAGAGTCGCAGCGGCGGGACATGTCGAGCGCGCCGAAGGATGGAACTGAAGTGGTGTTGTGGGTGAAGGCGCGGGCTGGTATTCCGCACTGCTGTCTAGTCGGGCACTACATGCGCGGCGGTCACTGCATTGAGGACCACCCAGCGATTGATGAAGGCTGGTATTTCTGGAACGGCTGCATGTTCGACAGGGCGGCAGAGCCTATTGCCTGGATGCCACTCCCAGCCGCCCCAGACGCCACGGTCCCGCCGAGACCGCAAGAGGATCGTGAGCGCCGTCTTCAGGCTTGGGCTGGCATCGCCGATGAAATTGCCGCCGAGGCATCGTCCTCCGAACAGCTCACGGCAGATGACATGCAGGTACGGATCACGGGACGACCTGAGGAGCCACAGTCATGAGCGACAGTCTCGACCAACTCGCAGAACAGGCGGCGAGGCTCCTGCGCAGCCATGGGTACGGCAACCTTGGTCGCGATCTGTTGGCTGCCATCAGACGTGATTCATTCCAGTGCAAGGCACGCCATGGTGGCGATCCGGTCGAGCCACAAGACTGCGATTGGCCGCATTGTGGATGCGATCCTGCTGCCGACAAGGTGTTGGCTGCACTTCACGAAGAAGGCTACCTCTCACCGAAAGAAGCCCAAGCCCTACGCGAGCAGCTTGAGCAGGCACAGGATCGATCGGTTCGATTCGAGCAGCGGCTGAACGAGTCCGCCGGCCGCATCGCCGGATTGGAGCAGGAGCGGGATGCCCTGAAGGCGTCAGTGCTTCAGATCGCGGCGAATCCGCCCTGGGAGTTCTATGGGATGTACGATGACGAACGCTGCTTCTTCTGCGGTCAAGGGAGAGACATCGCTGAGGATCCTGACGGCGGCCATCAAATCGGCTGCATTTGGCTGACTGCCCAGCAGATCCAAGCCGAGCGATCGAAGCGATGGCGGTTATGCCGACATTCCTAGAACGCTTACGTGATATGTGGGAAGACGCCACCTTAGGCGGTGATCTCGCGGCGACGGCGTTCGTGCTCCTCGCACTTGTGATCGGTTTGGGGTTGCTGGTCGCCTATAACGGACTCGCCCGTGCGGCGTGGCGCTTGTGGTTGGGCCTGTGAGTGATCCGATCGTCTTCCTCGCCCAATTAGCCGATGGCCGGACCTGCCTCGGCTCCGATCGAGATGGCGAAGCAAGACTGACGCTCCTCCTCTCACGACAGGATGCCGCTAAACTATTGGAACGACTCGATGAATATGAAGGTGGCTTCTACGTCACGCTGGTCCCAGAAGACGCGGTAAAGAAACCCAAGGGTCGGAAGAGGGCCGCATCGGACAGAGAATCCGAGAGAGACCGGTAATGGCACGAAATGTGGCGAACTTGAAACGTGGCGGGTCTCCGGGGCGAACTCCTGGGGTGCCGAACAAGGCGACGCAGGTCATTCGTGAGGCGGCGAGAACCTTCGTCGAGGATGCGGCTGGCCAGAAGAAGATGCTCGAGCAATATCGCCGCGGCAGGCTCCATCCCGCTATCGTGACGATGCTCCACCACTACGCCTACGGCAAGCCCAAAGAGACGATCGACATTAACACGCCGATGCGGGCGCTGGTGGTCGATCTCCTGTTGCCAGGCGAAGGGCGGAAGGGTGACGGCGACGACCAGTGAGCCGCCTGTTCGGCTCGCGCTGCATTCGGGGCAGGCGCAGGTCTATCAATCGCCGGCACGGTTCCGTGTGCTGGTGGCTGGGCGTCGCTGGGGGAAGACCCACAAGGCCCGCACCGGCATCGTCGCCCGGGCGCTGAAGATGGGTGCGGGGCGCTACTGGTACATCGCGCCGACCCTGAAGTCCGCCAAGGACATCTTCTGGGAGGACCTGAAGGCCGCGATCGACCCGTCGTGGCTCGCGGGGAAGCCGAACGAATCCGAGTTGTTTGTGAGATTGCGGGGTGGGCAGGAGATTCGCCTCCACGGGGCGGAGGATCCCGATTCGTTACGCGGCCGTGCGCTGAGGTATGTGGTGCTGGACGAGTATGCCGACATGAAGCCGCAGACGTGGACCGAGGCGATCCGGCCGGCACTCGCGGACTGGAAGGCGCCCGCCCTGTTCATCGGCACGCCCAAGAGCTTCAATCACTTCTACGATCTGTTCCAGCGAGGACAGAGTCCAGATCCGAAGTGGGCGAACTGGGCAGCATGGCAATTCCGGAGCATCGACAATCCGACCCTGGACCCTGCGGAAATCGAGGAGGCACGACAGACCACCGACCCGCGGACGTTCCGGCAGGAGTGGGAGGCAAGCTTCGAGGCAATCTCAGGCCGCGCCTACTATGCGTTCTCCCGACAACTCGACGTACGCCCCGTCCAGCTCACCAGCGGGCTCCCTGTAGCCGTCAGCTTCGACTTCAACATCAACCCTGCCACGGCGACGATCGGCCAATCCGCAGGCGGCGAGACGCGCTTCTGGCGGGAAGTGTGGGTCTCCCATGCCGGCGGTGAAGCGACACGCGCGGCAGCGGTGGCGGTGAAGCAGAAACTGCGGGAGGCGAACTGGACGGGCCAGATACGCGTCTACGGCGACCCGTCCGGCAAATCTGCCAAGACGACCGGTCCCAGCGACCATGCCATCCTGCGCGAGCTCTTCCCGGGCGCGACGTGGTGCATTCCACATGCGGCCCCGCATGTCCGTGATCGGGTGGCAGCGGTCAATGCGCGCTGCGAAACGATGGACGGCAAGCGCCATCTGGTCGTGGATCCGACGTGCGTGCATCTCATTGCCGATCTCGAGCAGGTCATCTTCAAAGACAACGGCGATCTCGACAAAACCACGAACGCCATGCTGACCCATATATCAGACGCTGGTGGGTACTGGGTCCATCAGGAATGGCCGGTTCAGAAGCCACGCGTCTCAACAGGGGCGGTGTGGATGGAGCATCTCTTATGACGGACATGAAGTTTCAGCCCATCTACCCGCCGTGTCCGAAGACTGGCGAGGATTGTCCAGATCCGGTGCGGTGCGCTGAAGACGGAGAGTGCTATCGCCACTCAATGGAGCGGATGGCTCAGTCTCTCAAGGAGATGGGCGACCAGCAAGAGCGTCAGGAACAGCAGCAGGAAGCGAATGGCATTCTGACTCCCGTGCTTCAGGCTGTATGGTCAGACGAGGACCCTCCCATTCCTGGGCCGCCCCTAAGCATACGAGTAGGTAAAGGCAAGAGCTACCCAGCCCAGCTTATAGTCGAAACTCACGAGTGCGGCCACGTATCAATGTGGAATTGCGTGCCGGCTCAATGGACCAAAGAAGATGCCGTTGCGATGTGGAGTCGGCGCATCTATAGGTTCTGCCACGAGTGTAGTTCTGATAAGGGCCAGCGCGGGCTGCTTTAGGAAGCTATGTAATTCGGTGGAATACGGCGATACGTTTCACGTGGAGTGCAGAGCTAGCGTTTAAAGGAGGCGTGAGTCATGAGTCGAGACGGCTACCGCGACGGCTATCGCGCCTGCTTCGTCGGCGTACGCATGCACTATCGAGAGTGGGAGCAGCTCTCCCAGGTGGCAGAACGCGATGAGATGACGCTGAGCGACGTGATTCGCGAAGCCTTGCGTCTCCATCTTGCGGCGCGTTTAACGTCCATTCCGGGGCATGCGTCTACGCTGAAAGCAGAGTTACGCATGCGTGGCTGATCTACCGATCACTGTGGCCGCCGGGGACCAGGCCACCCTAGGTCCGACACATCCGTTGTATTCCATCTGGGCACCGGTCTGGCGGGCGCTCGCCCACGTGTACGAAGGCTCGGGTGGCTTCCTCGATGGCGGGTATCTCATCCCGCATCCGCGCGAGTGGGAAGATCACTCGATCGCTCTCTACGGACCGAACCCAGACAACCCGACCACCCCGAAGATCACTGGCTATACCGCGAATCCAAATCCCACACGGCCCACGGCCAAGCTGCGCGAACGTCGTCGCATCGCCCGCTACGAGAACGTGGCCTCGACGATTGTGGACCAGAAGGTCGCCGCGTTGTTCCGTCAGCCCCCCGTGCGCAAGGTCAAGGGCGGGGGTGAACATGCGTGGCTCGACTGGTGCGAGAACGTGGACGGGGACGGGCTGGCGCTGACCGACTACCTGCATGATGCGGCGACGATTGCGATGGTCTTCGGGCATACGCCGATCGTGCTCGATAAGCCGCAGATGGAGACGGCTCCGCGAACCCAAGCGGATGTCCTACTGAATCAGCCGTATCTGCGCACCTACACCCCGCTCGATATGCCGGACTGGATCACCACGGACACCGGCTGCCTGACGCAGGTCAAGCTGATCGAATACGTGGGACGCACGGATCTGCGCACGAGCGGCGAGTCTGGGCAGACCCAGCGAGTACGGTACCTCACCGAGACGGACTGGACGGTGATCGATGAGTCGAAGACACCCTCCGGCAAGCTGCGGCAGAAGGGCGTCAGTACCGGGCTCCATGGCATGGGCAAGTTGCCCGTCGTCATGCTGTACGCGAACAAGCGCGCGTTGATTCGGGTGATCGGCAAGTCGGTGCTGTTCGACCCGCAGCTATTCATCGATCACTACAACCTGACCAGCGAACTGCGGGAGTTGTTCCGCAAGCAGGCGTTTTCCATCCTGAATGTCCCGTTAGGCACGGGCGATCAGGCGATGGATGTCGAGAAGGCCAAGGAACTGCTGGGCGCGGTGGTGGGCACGGCCAATGTGCTGTTCTCGGGCTCGGCCATCAGCTACGTCAGCCCCGATCAGGGGAACGTCACCAGCTATCAGACCGAGATCGCGCGGCTCCTGCGGACCATCTTCCGGCTAGCCGGGGTTCCGTGGGAATCCGATACGCGCGATGCGGAATCCGAAGGCTCGATGAAACTGAAGCGCGAGGACATGAACCAACTCCTAGCGGCATACGCGGACAAGCTGGAACGCGCTGAGTATCAGATCATGGAGCTGTGGTTCCGGGCCATGTATGGCGAGGCGAACTGGGAACGCGAACGGGATAACGCCGAACCGTCCATCGTCTATACCCGCACGTTCGATGTGACGCCCTTCGCCGACATGCTCGAGCAGGCCCAGGCCGCACTGGCCTTACCGTTGGGGCAGTCCAAGACGTTCCTGTTTGAACTCGCGCTGAGCCTGCTGTCGAAGTTCCTGCCGAATCTGGATGATACGCAATTGAGCGCGATCACCAAGGAACTGATGGCCCTGCCCGATCCACAACAGGAACGCGCGGCACGGTTGCAGCAGTTGACCACCGCCTTTGCCAAGACGCCCAAGGCTGGCGCACAGGCGGCGGCGCAGCAGGAAGAGGGTATCCCGCCGGCAGCGGCTCCGGTGGCTGGGCAGAAGGCGGCCTAATGGGGTCAACCTTTGACGAAGTCATTACCGAAGCGCGTTGCGGCGCCTGCGTCTATGGGAGGCGAGATGGTATGGGGTATTGGAGGTGTCACCGTTTTCCACCAGTCCTGATTAGGGACAATGCCGGCTTACCATCGGCTGAACGACCAGCGATGTCTGAGGATGATTGGTGCGGTGAGTTTGTGAAGGCCAAGGCGGACGCATGACTGCGCGCAATCTGACGAAGCTCCACCCGAACGCGAGATACATCTCACTGGACGTCCTCGCGCCGATCGGGACGCTCATCCAGAACGAGCGCACGGGCGAGATGATGCAGGTAGCTGACGATCGCGTGTTATTGGAAGACGGCAAGCTGTGGATGCCAGTCATTCGCGCGTTCGATGGCGGATGCGCCTCATGGTGTGATGAGGGCGATCCATTCTTTGTGAAAACAGGAGTGGCATGAGCAGCGAGATCCCGCGATTTATCGTGGTGCATGGCGTATGTGGATGAACTCGAACCAGCCCTACATGCATGAACGAGCGCCCATGCGTGTGGCGGGCGTGATCGGGCTGTTTGCTCTTGTCGTCCTAGTTGCGTGGGTTGTGTTGGCCGCGCTATCGCAATGAGCGAACTCCACGAAGTCTGGAAATATCCCCACGGTGATCCCGGGATCGTGCTGTTCACCCGCGCGCTAGAACAGTGGCACTTCGACATCCCCGATGGGGCGCGCGTGCTCGAATTGGGCTGCTGTGAATCCGACTGGGCGAAGTGGCTGAAGGAAGCGCGTCCGAATGTCCACATCACCGGCGTGGATGCGCGCGATTGTGGCGAGTTCCAGGGGAATACGTTCATCGCGACGGATGCGAGCGAAATCGTGTGGCCGGAGAACACGTTCGACGCCATCGTGGCTATCGGCAGTATCGAGCACTTCGGGCTGGGCTGGTATGGCGATCCGAGAGGCGCTCTCAAGGATTACGAAGCCTTGCATCAGGCCATCTCTGGGCTGAAGGTGGGCGGGCTAGTCTACTTCGATGTGCCCTACACACCCTCGGCCATGACGCAGACCGAGCACTATCGCGTCTACGACGATGCGGGCCTCGCCTCACGGCTGATGGATGATCGCTGCGTGCTCCGCGCACAGGGGTATGCCCCGAATGAGCGCGAGTCGGAGTTCTCGCCGGTGCGGCCTTTGGTGCCGATGTCGCCGTTCTACTTTACGAGTCGGTGGTTGACGAAGGTGGGCTGATGCACACGATCGACATCCGTCCTTCGCATGTGGTCATCCATGGCATTGTGTGTCGTATCGCGATCGATCCTCGCATAGGTCGGCATGTCGCGCTACTGTGGCCGGGAGAGCAGTGGCTGCCTAGAGATTCTAGTTTGCCCACGCCGGCCGATGAGCACCAGCACGTTCTGGTCGCGGCTGACCGCACCGCAGCCATGGTGGCTGCCGCGATGATGATGGCGGACCCGTCATTGCGTGATCGGTTGACGAAGGTGAGCGCATGACGCAGCCACGCGGTCAGCTCGCGTGCTTTAGGATCTACCCGGAGGCCGGATCTGGGTTGTTCTACCGCGTGCGTGTGTTCCAGTCGGAACGGACATTGCGTCATTATCTCAAGTCCGGCCCGGTGGCGCGCACGCTTGGGCACTATGGCCGAGCGATGTGCTCCAACTGGCTGCGCATCAGGATTGACGAGAGCGGCCGACAGCGTCTCCAGCCAGACATGGGCGAGATCCTGTTGACGGTGCGCAATCTGGGCACGGAAGTCATCACGCACGAATGCACGCATGCGGCGCTGAACTGGTCGCAACGTGTCGGATTCGATCCCTTCGACTCCAAACAGAAGCGTGGCCGGCTGGTCTCGGCCTCAGTAGGTGAAGAGCGCTTCTGTTATGGGCTCGGCCAGATGGCGCGACAGATCGCCGTGCAGGGCTACAAGCGGGGGCTAATCCAGGATGCCTGACGTCCCGCGTCTCCTCGCCGCAGCCAATCAAGTGGCCAAGACCGCAGATAGCCTCTCGGCCTCCTTCGCGAAGGAACTGTCCCGCGTCCAGCGTGACCTTGAACGGCAACTGCTACGGTTGGTGACCGACGTCCAGGGTGGCTCACGCACGGCCATTGCCTTGGCCGCCAGAGGCATCAAGCTGCGCAAGCAGATCCGAGGCGTGCTGACAGATGCCGGCTATGACGATCTCGCGGACACAGCCACGGTGGGCGCCTTGGAGCGCATGACGGAGGCGATGGCGCATCTGCGGGTGGCGCAGCAAGTGTCGGCCTTCACCAGCAGTGACCTGACGCGCATCGAGGCGTTGAAGGAGCTGGCCCGTATGGACGTGCTAGCCAAGGGCGATGAGATCGGGATTGCTGTGTGGCGGTCAGTGCTGCAAGGACTCTACAGCCAGCGAAAGCCGATCGACATCATCGAGGATCTCGCCGATGCGCTCGATAAGGACATGGCGGAGGCCGCCACCCTGTACGACACAGGGACGTCTGTTTTCGGCCGGCAGGTAGAAGCGATGAAAGCCGGCGATGATCCGGAGAACCTGTATTTGTATGCTGGACCCGTCGACGCGCGTCTCCGGCCATTCTGTAAACAGCACGTCGGAAAGGTCTACAATCGTGCTGAAATAGACAAGATGGACAACGGCCAATTACCGAACGTCTTTCTGACTGCGGGCGGGTACGCGTGTCGCCATTCTCTCATCGCCATCTCGAAGTTCAGCGAATTGACCGACCTGCACGATACTGATGAACGTGTCCCAGAGATCGCGGATCAATTGAAGCGCGTGCAGCAAGTCACGCAGAAGGCAGCCTGATGGTAAAGGTCGAGAATTCGATGACGGTCAGCTACAAGACCGTTGTCACGTCGGATCATGACGAGATGTCTATTTCGGTCACGGAGTCCGGCCATATACACATATCCGTGGGCAAGTTCATGTTGATTGATCCTGATGGCGTCCGTGCTGTAATTGAAGCGCTTCAGGAGGCCATTTCGTACGCGGAAAGGCGCCGGTCGCAGGGGCCTCCCAGGATTATTGGTTAATCGAATGCCAGTCACAGTGCTGCGTTCATTTGCCCCCCTCACTGAACTCCAGTTCTCGAATCGCGAAATGATGCGCGAGATTGGCTTGTTGGCGCGTGAACTGATCATCCGCCGCACGACATCCGGTCAGGATGCGACAGGCGCCTCATTTGCTCCCTACTCCGCGAAATATGCAGAACGCAAGGCCAAGGAACTCGGCAGCGCGGATCCGGTCAACCTAACGGTCAGCGGTGGGATGTTGCGGAATCTGCAGATCGTGGACGTGACTGAGAACAGCGTGACTTTGGGCTGGAACAGCTAGACATGGATACCGTCTACGTCGTGTTCGGGACAACTGGCGAGTATTCAGACAATCAGCAATGGCCTGTCCGAGCGTTTGCTGATGCCGCTGAAGCAGAGTCATTTCGCGATCGTCTGAACGCATATGCTGCCAATGTTCCAAAGGCGTGCGGATACGATGTGTGGCGCGAATACGCCGCCCGTAATCCAGATGACCCTGCCATGCAGATCGACTACACAGGTACCGAGTACGGCATCGATACCGTACCGTTCGGTCCGGCTGTAGTTCTGGCTGGACAGAATGGCTAAGAAGGCGGCGGTATCGACGCGTGCTAAGCGCGGTAAAGGCCCGACCCTCATCCAGCAATCCCGTCGTGTCCCTGACGAACAGAAAGCGCTGTATCACCAGGTCTTAGGCGCCGGCCGAAGTCGTGTTAAACGTCCATTCCTGGGCTTGACGCAAAATGACATCGACACGATCCGTCAACGTGTATCTGATGGCGTGCAAAAGACCGTGAAGGACAGTACGCGGTCCTAAGTTCCCAGCCAGCCTGTATGCACCGACATTCTTTCGCGCCGTTGTGGTCCTCGCGCCGATCGCATCTCTTCGGGCTGATCATGGCTCCGCTCTACGATGGAGCCGGGGACGGTGGCGCAGCCGGGCAGGGTGGTAACGGTGGCGCGGCTGGCGCTGGTGCAACCGGTGCGGCTGGTGATGGCGCGGCTGGCGCTGGTGCTGGGGCGTCGGACGAGAAGGACCTCGAAAAGGTCATCCAGGGTCGGATCGGCGCAGCGTTGAAGTCGGCGAAGAAGGCGTGGCTCGCAGAGAATCCCGCGATGTCCGCCGAGGAACGCGCCGAACTCGAAACGGCCCGCAAGGAACGCGAGGACCTAAAGCGTAAGGACCTCGAGGCCAAGGGCCAGTACGAAGCGGCCCTCAAGGCGCAGGAAGATTCACTCAAGAAGAAGTACGACCCCGAGATCGCGACACGTGAAGAGCGGATCAACAGCCTGACCGGACGGTTGCGCATCGAGATCGTCACGAACAAGCTCCTCGCCGCCGCAGCGGCAGGCAATGCGTACAACGCCGAACAGGTGGTCGGCCTGCTCGAACGCCAGATCACCCTGGATGAAGAGTGGAATCCGGTGGTGGTCGAGAAAGACGGCAAGAC